ACCAAACTTTTGCGCGCGGGAGTTTTGACCAGGGGGTATCCACGAAGCTGAGGGTATAGAAACCGATGGGCGAACGAGGACCGAAACCGCAGCCGGCGAACGTGCATATGCTGAGGGGTAACCCCAGCAAAAAGCCACTCTCGGCACTGCTCGGTGAATTCAAGCCCGAGGTAGAAATCCCCGACGCGCCGGCGTTTCTGTGGCCTGGCGCGAAAGAAGAGTGGGATCGCATCACGCCGGAGCTCGAGAGCTACGGCCTGGTGTCGAAGCTCGATCGTGGACTGCTGGCGATGCTGTGCCAGGAGTGGGCGCGCTACTGTTGGGCCGAGGAGAAGATCACTGCGTTGAACAAAGCCGACCCGCAGGGTGAAGCCGGACTGATCGCGACCGCGCCGACGTCAGGCTATCGCATGCCATCCGTGTACGCGCAGATCTCGCGCCGCGCGCTGGAAACCTACGAGAAGCTATGCGCACACTTCGGACTCAGCCCGAGCGGCCGCACTCGAGTCACGCCGTCGGACAACCAGGCGTTCCTGCCGGGAATGGAACCCGGCGCCGACAAGCCAAAGCCCGCCGGCCTCGGAAAATTCGCGGCGACGTAACGCCGCTCCCTTTCGCGGAGCGCGCGACCCGCTGGGCGCGCGACATCGTCGCCGGGAAGATCCTCGCCGGCAAGTTTGTGAAGGCCGCGTGCCAGCGTCACCTCGACGACCTGGCGCGCAGCGATCGCGACCCGAAGTGGCCGTACCGCTTCGATCACGAGAAGGCGGCGCGGATCTGCGAGTTCAAGGAGCTCCTGCCGCATATCAAGGGCGACTGGGCGAAGCCGACGCTGCAGGACGGCCGCCTGGTCTACCCGAAGATCGTGCTCGAGGACTGGCAGGTCTTCTGCAACACCATGCTGTTTGGTTGGGTGCTGAAGGACTCGGGCCTTCGGCGTTTTCGCCGCGCCTACATCGAGGTCGCGCGCAAGAACACGAAGAGCACGGACCTGGCGGGGACGGGGCTCTACCTGCTGGCCTCGGATGACGAACAAGGTGGTGAGGTCTACGCCTTCGCAACGAAGAAGGACCAAGCCAAGATCATGTGGGGCGTCGCGGCTGAAATGGTTCGCCGCGAGCCGGAATTCAAGACGCTCGGCGTCGGCTTCAACAAGAAGCGCATCTTCAACGCGCTGACCGCCAGCATCTTCGAACCGCTCGCGCGGGACTACGGATCACTCGACGGCCTCAATACGAGCGGGTTCATCGGCGATGAGCTGCACGCGCAGAAGGACCGCCGGCTCTACGACGTGTTGGATAGCTCGACGGGCGCGCGATCGCAGCCGCTCGGCGTGGGCATCACCACCGCGGGCACGGACCGCGCCGGCGTGTGCTACGCGCAGCGCAGCTACGTGATCAAGCTGCTCAACGCCGTGCTTCACCGGCACGGCGGCATGGGGTTCAAGGTCAAGGGCGGCCGCGCCGAGGACGAGACTTACTTCGGCATCATCTTCACGCTCGACGTGGACTACGCCGACAACCGGCCCGACGACGAGTGGTCCGACGAGCGCGTATGGGCGAAAGCCAACCCGATGCTGCTCGCCGTCCACAACGCGCAGTATGCGAAGACGCTCCTCGAGGACCTGCGCGCATCGGCCCAGAAGGCGCGCACCATGCCTTCGGAGCAGTCGGAGTTCCGCACGAAACGCTGCAGCCAGTGGTTGGGCGCCGACATCGCCTGGATGGATATGGTTGCTTACGGGAAGTGCGGGGATTCGGCACTGCGTGAAGAAGAATTCAAAGGTGCGGATTGCACCGTCGCCCTGGATGCTGCGTTCAAGACCGACATCTTCGCCAAGATGAAGGTGATCGAGCGCGCCGGTGTCTACTACGTCTTCGGCAAGTACTACGTGCCGAAACGCCTGATCGAGATGAAGGGTAACGAGCACCTCCAGTCTTGGGCGAACGAAGGACTGATCGAGGTGACCGACGGCGCGGTCGTCGACGTAGAGGCGGTGAAAACCGGACTGCGTCACGACGCGGCACTGCATGTCGTGAAAGAAGTGCCGTTCGATCCGGCGCAGCTCACGCAGTTCGCCGGCGAGATGCTCGATGAAGGATTCCAGATGGTCGAGATCCGCCCGACCGTGCTGAATTTCTCCGAGCCGATGAAGCGGATCGAGGAACTCGTGCTCCAGGGCCGTCTGCGCCATAACGGCGACCCAGTGCTCGATTGGATGTTCTCCAACGTGGTCTGCCATAGAGACCACAAGGACAACATCTATCCGAACAAGGAAAAGCCGGAGAACAAGATCGACGGCGTGGTGGCGCTGTGCATGGCGCTTGCGCGCATGCAGGTGCAGACCGACGACGGTCCGAGTGTGTATGAATCCATGAGTCGTCAGCAAGGAGAAGCGACGGCATGAATCCCTGGAAGTGGTTCGCGAACCGGATTCGCTGGAGGCCCGAGCCGCGAATTTTCATCGGGCAGAGGCAGGCCGGCGTAGTGGTGAACGAGGACACGGCACAGGCTTTCTCCGCTGTCGGCGCGTGCGTGCGTATCATTTCCGAGACGCTTGGTTCGCTGCCGTGGCAGGTTTATCGCAAGCTTGCGACGGGACGCGAGGCATTACCCGGGCAGCCCGTGAATTGGCTTCTCAATAATCAGCCCAATACGGATCAGACTGCCATGGTATGGCGTCGGCAGCAGCTGGCGCACTATCTGCTTTGGGGCAACGGCTATTGTGAGATCGAACGTGGTCTCGACGGCCGCGCGATTTGGCTCTGGCCGTTGCCGCCCGATCGCAGCGAGATTCGGCGCTCGGAGACCGGCGCCCTGGTGTGCAGGGTGCAGGCCGACGGTCAGACATATGTTCTGCCGCGTGAAAACGTCTTCCACTTGAGCGACGGCTCCTACGATGGCCTGATGGGGTTGTCCCGGATCCATCTCGCCAGGCGAGCGGTCGGAGCCGGGCTCGCGCAGGACGTATTCACCGCGAGCTACTACCAGAACGGCGCGGCGATTGGCGGCGTCATCGAGCAAAAGTCGGGCAAGACGCTCAGCGATGAGGCCGTCAAGACCTTGATGCAAACCTTCAACGAGAAATTCGCCGGTCCGGACCGCGCGCGCAAAACGCTCTACCTCGACGCCGGCATGGAATATCGGTCGCTGCCGATGCAACTGGCTGACGCGCAGTTCCTGGAGACTCGGCGCTTTCAGGTAGAAGAGATCTGCCGATGGTTCGGCGTTCCGCAGCATCTCGTGCAGATGCTCACCGAGTCGAACTACGCAATTAGCTATACCGCGGACAAGAACTTCGTTGAGCACACGCTGCGGCCCATAGCGACGTTGCTCGAGCAGGAAGCGAACATTCGTCTGTTCGGCGTGCGCGCCAGCGGCAATGTCTATACGCGCATGAATCTTTCGGCGCTGATGCGCGGCGACCCGAAAATCCGCGGCGAATGGTACAAGGCGATGATCAACGCCGGGGTGATGTCGATCAACGAGGTCCGCGAGCTCGAGGAACTGAACTCGATCGGTTCGGAGGGTGACGAGCACTACCTGCAGACCAGCATGACGACCCTTGGGCGCATTGCCGAGGGGACGAATATGACGCAGCCTGCCGCGTCACCAGCCGATCCGAGTGCGCCCGCGGTGGAACCGCAGGCAAAGGCGCGAACACCCGCAGCAGTTCGGCAGGCCCGTTATCGGGAGCGTCTCCGTAACAAGCATAACGGCACGCAAAACGTTATACGTAGGCAAGCGCTAGAATGGTGGAGGCAGCGGAGCGCTTGACGGCCTACGCCAAACTGGCATAGGATTAGCTTTAAGAGCCGTGGCAATGTGCTACGGCAGTTTTGGAAGGGGATTATGTACTTGACAAAGACATCTAAGACCACATCGCAGCGTGACAAACTGAAGTCACCTCAGAGTGAAATTTTTGTGTGCCGCCTATTAACTGTGGATGAGGCTAGGGCTCTAACCGGGAATACGGGTCCGTCGTCTGCTTTAGGCCAACAAACCAGTCGCCATCGATCGACTGGTCTTTCCCCGCTCGGTAAACACGGAAAATGACCTCGAAATACATTCCCGGCGTTTCCGGCCAAGTAAGGACATCGCCGACCGTGAATGGGCATAAAGGCACTCGCGTTGGGTGGGAATTGATGCCCGTCGCTAAGGCGACTGACTTTAGCGATTCTGAGACGACGAAATTGATTGGCACGTCGATCTACTTCTTGGCGCGCTTCTTCGGCTTCGCTTTCGGCGTGAATGGATCGGGCGGGCTGTTCAGCAGCGTCCGCAGAAGGTCATCCGTTCGCTGCCGCGCTTCTGCTGGCGACCGCAAGTCAATCGACCTAAGTTCGGCGGCTTGCTGGGCTGAGGGCTTGTGCCTGGTCATGGGGGTGTCCTGTGTGTGACCACATAATAGGATTAGCTCTAGCCGCCTTTCCGCAGCACGGCGAAACAGATCGGCTAGTAAAGTTCAGCGAGCGCATAGAACCCGATGACCGCTTTGGTTTTTGTCCAAGATGCGGGGCGTCACTTGCTGGCCGCCATGACAACGAGCTTATAAAGGTTTATGGACGCCTTGCCTATGAGTTCGCCGGTTCGCCGCAGTTCATCAAGCGTAATGATTCGGACTGATGTTTTTAACTTTCCACGAGCCGTCATTTGAGCGATCTCCACCGACTTACCGTCTTCGGTCATTCCCCACTAAGATAAGTCATGGTGCGGCGGGGTACGGTGAGGCAAGGCAGTCATGGAAGGAGCCGAACTAAAGAAACTTCGCAAGAAACTCGGTCTCTCGCTCGCGCAAGCGTCGCGGCAGATCGAAGTTTCTTCGCGCACATGGTGCAGGTGGGAGGCCGGGGACCAGGCAATACCGGCTCCGGCGTTGCGACTGTTCCTCATTTTGAACAAGTTGGAAAAGATCAAGTAACGAA